CTAATATTAGACTTAAGAATGAGTTCCGCTAGTTTGCGATTCTTATTAAGTACCGAGTCTTTAATATCAGGGTGGTAAGTATATAAAGTAACAGCTTTATCACTTCCATATGTAAATGCAATAGATACAATTCTAGACGTCGAAGAAAATGGGTTAAGAGCGTCATTCTCAACATCAGCTACGGAAGCTGTCTCAATATCAAATGCAGTTTTCTTTGTACCAATAAGCATTTTCTGAATTACTTTCTCAGCCTTAACCACGCTCTTTTCAGTTTTCGAAATAACAATATCAAAAGATTCATCCACAGACGCATCGCCAGTCAAGAAGTCTTTTAGACGCTTCAAGTAGAATACGTAATCTCCGTAAACATTCATATTACGGAGTATATAAGCAGGATGCCACATAGGAAACATCTTAAACGTACCCATACTAAGCTCTATATCCCGAATATTACCGACATAAGTTCCTATTCTAGCGTCTTTATCATTCAGTAGTATCTTAAGCGGGGACCCGCCAAGAGGCACAATCACAGATGGATTTAGCTCTTTAATCTTATCCGCTAAAAATGCTGAACACGGTATCATTTCAGTAAATGAGGGTGTCTTATTCTCATTTGGTCTACAACACACAACATTATCTATATACCAACTACATTTAGATGACTTAGTTATACCAGAATCCCGAATAGCATCTTGTAATATTTTACCAGATTCCCCAACAAAAACTTTGCCGAGCTTATCTTCCATGTAACCAGGCGCTTCGCCAACAAACAGTATAGCAGGGTCGGTATTTCCACGTCCAGAAACCTTATAGGTATTTACGTAATAATCCTCTTGCTGCTTACTAGCTTTGCCCTTAAATTTATCCATAATAGGGGAACCAGTGCATGGATACATGTAACAATGCAAACAACCGGCGTTAAACCAACGCTTAATCTTAGCATCCTTGCTATCTTTTAATTCCGCAGGATAGTGTAAGTTTAGTTGCGGTTGCGAAACCAGCGACGTATGCTTTCTTTTAGCTGCTCTAATTTTATCTCGTCGTCTAATGATACGCTTATCGAAATCCTCTTCTTCTTCGTGACCCGCGCTCCGGGGCAACTCATCTCGTTTATCAACTCTATCTGAACCTTTTGGTTTTTTGCCTTTTTTAGCCATATTAACCTCTTATTCCGGTAAGACCACGTTATTACATCAACTCCCTGATTCTTGTTAAGGGGGATACCTCTAAGCACCTTGGTAATAAATTTACTAACAGTTTTAGCATCAAATCTGACATTTCCCACACCCTTATAAATTTTTTTGGTCTCAGACCTTTTTTTACTCTGACGTTTTAGGGCAAATTTGATTTTACGACCAGAGTTAAACTTATCAACACACTCATGCCTACACGGCTGCGTTAAACACTTAGGATATTTGAACTTTCCAAAACATTTTTTAACGAAACTTTCGCCCATTTTCAAACACCTCCTCGAGCTTATTACGCATAGCCTGTCCTTGGTTATACACTATCCTACGTCTTATATACCTATCTATAGTATGCCGATTGTCAAAAGGGTCTCCATGTTCCAACTCTATAAAAGACACCGTAGACTCCGTCTGAGTTGACAAATACCTACAGGTTCTACGAATAACCTCTATAGGTACGTCTGAATCAAAGCATATGGTAAATTCCCTAGCGTCTAGTCGTCGTAACACCTCAGCTTGTTGCGGAGTAATAAAATGACCTAGAACTGCAAGAGAACGTCCTGGGAAAGCAAATGTATCAAAAACTCCCTCGACAATAAAAACATGAGATGTATCGACCAGCCAATCGAGACCATATACAACATATTTCTTAGAAGTTCCAGGATGCAAGGATTTAGGTTTACCTGCAATGACCGACCTGCTAGTAAAATATACAAATTTTCCATGCATGTAAACTGGAAATATAAGCCTACCACTGTACTGTCCAGACACAGTGTACCCCATTGGTATTAACGACATTTCTTTATCAGTTACACCGCGATAACGCTTCAAATACGTTAAAAAAAGCTTATCAACAATATCCTTAGAATTGATACTGAGTGCCGTATACCCTTTAGGCAACTCTACAGGCTCGACTGAGTCACTACTATCGTCTTTATAGAATACATCGTTCAGAAATGTTTTTATCTTAGTAGGTATAGCTACAAACAAGTCAGGGTCGTCAATGCCAAGGTCATAGAAAAGTTTAATTAATACCCCAGCCCCATACCCACATTTATGACACAGTGCCTTACCCTTTTTAAGACTAACATGCAGGTGACCTATAACTGAATTCCCACTGCTTTCACAAAAAGGGCACTCAAAGTTATATTCCCCGCCTGTCCGTGTGAAATCCCCCAAAACTCTTTTCAAAGCCGATAACGCGCTTTTACTGCTTATTCTTGCGCTTTTTGGATAATTCTTCACCGACAGTTCTGGAATCAGTTTTCTTAAATCTTCGCCGTTTCTCATAATTTTCTTTTTCCTGTGCTTCTTTCTCTGCAAGTTCTTCGACATCTGCAACATCTGTTGTGTACATCAGCGACTTTCTATAGTCCGTATGTACCATAATTACCTTGTCGCTAGGAGAGTCACGCATAGCCGCACAATTAAGACGTATCTGATGATTAGCTTTTTCTTCTGGAGTACGTGACATTGTAACAAATACATCAGCTATTTGTGGCTTTTCGTAACTCTCCGACGCATCATCGGCGTCAACAAGCCACTTACTATGCCCAAGACGTCGAGTTTGAGTAGCAGTCCATATTGGTACATCAAATTCAATAGCCATAGCCCGCAAATCCTCAAATATAGCGCTTAACTCAAATCTTTTCTCACCAACACCGCGCTCTGGTTTAAGCAAGTCAGCATAGTCAACCACTATCAAATCAGGGTTAAATCCTACGTCGCCTATTAGATAGTCCATATGCGAGTATAAACTCGAAACAGAAGCTTTCTTCGTAGGAAACTGCTGAACGTACACATCCCCTGTAAAACATAAATCCATTCGTTCTCGAATAACGTCTTCCTCTTCCATAGTTATTTCAGATTGATGAATAAGCCTCCTATAATACCGTCTTAGTGTCTTCCATCTAGAGTTCTCTAGAGTATAATGCACTACATTCAATCCACCCAAGAAACTAGCAGCATTAAATGCAACATTCAGAAGGAAAAACGACTTACCAAGTTTTAGCCTACCCATAATCACACCAAGCTCGCCTGGATGCAATCCCCCGTTCATAGTTTCATCTAGATGTGTGAACCCAGTAGGGACAACCTTTTCAGTGTCCATTACTGTAATTTCAATGATATTCGAGAGTAATTGCTTCTTGAAAAAACTACCTGAAGTTCCATGTCCTGTAACGCTATTACTTCTATTGGAAAAAGCTGTCCTCATAAGTGGAAAAACACCATCGATATCCCCACGCTCAATTAACTCTGCTCCCTTATAAAACGCCTCACGTGCATTTTGAAAATTTATAAACTCTTTAACCTCAGCCACTACAATATCAACATCAGGTATTTTTTTCTTAAACAGCTTTCGAATATGCTCATGGTATGTATCGTCCATTACCTGACTAAGAGTTGCTTTAGACGGCAAAGTCCTGTATATCTTATAGTATTCTTTTAGTTCACGTACTAATAGTCTATTGCCATCATATTCAAAGTATCTCGTCTCAATTATTGGTAATATAGCTGCTGCTGCTCTATATGACTTAAGTATCGTACTAACCACATGATTTTGAAACTTTTTGTTAAACTTATCCATGTAAAACTCCTAGGTCAATAAGAAATTGGCGCAAATCTTCCCAATCCCACCCATCTTCAAACGTAATATTACTAACCATAGTGGGGCATACTTTCGTAATAACATCTAGCGCAGTATCTCTGTCTATTGTCACCTTAAATTTGCTATAAATATTTTGCGCTATCTTAGCAGACTTAACTTTACTATTACCACGTAGTAAAGATAATACATACTCAAACAAAGCTAACTTCTGGCTATTTTTGTCAGGGTCGTCGTTAACTAAAGATTTCTCAGACTGTGAGTAAGTACCACTTATTTCCAGATTATCGGATAAAAACCGGTTATATCTCTCGATAGCTTTAGCACTATCATTTATGGTATTAACTGGTAGACTCCTGACACCTTTACTTTTGAAAAAATCAGTAAGACAATAAAACTGAGCTTCAACAAATAGAGCTACATCAATTAAGTTCTCGATGCAATATTCCGAAACATCTGAGAAATATTTAATCTTAACAGAATCATCGCGCATATTGCGCACTCCATGCCCAAAATACTTATCTGAGCATTCACAATACGCAAAAGCAGCACTACGTATAGTACTCAGCAACTTCCTATCCATCTGTTAATCCTCTAATATCATCCAGCATTTCTTCGAAGTTATCTTCAGGAATAATCGTAAACTTCTCTGCCTCATATATCTCCCAACGCTGTAGAGAATGTTTTGCCAACAATGTGTGTGATACATTCATAAAATCGTAAATATGTACTACATTCTCACCTGGTTTCGCTCTTAACCCCCTACCTATTCTCTGTCTTGTGGATATCTCAGCCCTTCCACCAGCTGTAAGTATTACCGAATTTAATGCAGGAATATCCACGCCTATATCGAATATCTTAGTAGCTAGAATTACACCATGTCCGTCGCGCTCAACAACCTCAACAGCCTCAGCACGTACACCTAACGGTGTATCGCCACTTAACATAAAAAACTCAATATCGCGCTCACTTAGTAACTGAGACAATAAACTTAATTGCTTTTTACGATTTGTGAGTATCAACACAGCCTGACCATAAGTATACAAAACCTCGATTAAATCAACAATTTTAGTGTTATACTGTACATTCTCGACTGTAGACAAATTGTATAATTTATGGTAGAAAGCTCCACCATCTAGGTCTACTGTAAAATCAGGGATATTGTACCCACTATAAACTTCTTGGTCAATCACAGCGTGGATATACGGCTTAGCCAAATGACCTGAATTTATAAGACTATCAGCAGTTATTTCAGTTATAATATCACCGGTAGCTGCTCTTAACCTGAACATTCTTTCCTCATTTGTACTATCCACAGTACCAGTTAAACCTATCCTAAACCAGCCATTACAAAGCATACACGCATTATACCACGCTGGTGCAGTAGATAAGTGAACCTCATCTACCATAATAGCGTCACAGCTAGCTACATATTTTCCTAAGGCGTCATCTCGAGCAAGCGATACTTTAGCTTCGAATATAGGAAGATTTGATTTATAATGGCTACCCCTGAGATAAGCATCAAGAGATTGGTTTGTTATTACCGTAACATCCTTAATATCGTGAAATTTATCGCCGTACATACCCACATCTATATCAAGCTTATCTCTAATATTTTGGGCTGTATTAAGCAATATATTCGTCGTTGGGACTATGATAAGAGTTTTCAGTTTATGGAATGACAACTCAGCCAGAATAGCCATCATTATTACAGTCTTACCAGAACCAGTAGCAGCAATAATTGTACCCCTTTGACATTCTAGAGCTTTATTAGCTGTAGCTACCTGATAATCATAAAGAGTTATTCCAGGAAGGATATCTTTGTCAATAGAACCCAATTCTGGCTTTACGACAGTATCATTAATGGTTATAGACACATTATCGACATGTTTCTTAAGAAACTCCGTAACATAAAGAAGTAAACCCGTCGGAAAACTCTTCTTCTCTATATTGAAAAAACTAACGTATGAGAGACCTCCGCCTCCAAATTTTCTATCATACTTATCATCTTTCAAAACCCGTAAACACCGATTAACTACACGATGGTCACCACGCGTAAGCTTAGTCGTAGCCGCTCCGACACTAAATTTGTACTTATTCTTCTGCATTGTTAGTTACTTTTTGTAAATTACATTATGACGTACGTAGACAAGACCCTTCTCTTCGATAAGCTCGTCGAGTTGCGTCTTAATTTGATGGACACGTTGCCTTGATATATTATATTTTCTACCTATAGCCGCGAGAACCTCACCAGTGTAGATATAAGCTAACATACCAGGGTATGTTTCGTTAACACCTTGTAAATTTCTCTCAATACGGTTAATACGCCGCTTCTTATCCAACTCTCTCAAATGCTCTACACTCTTAACTGTTCCCACGATAAAACGAACTTTACTTCTTATTCGAGACATATCCTTGTATGAAACTCCGTATAATACGGCAGACTCATGCGTAGACCGAACAAGAACATCCTCGTCTTTTTTAGCTTTTTCTACCAATTTGTTAAATTTCCTAGCAGTTAACGACATATAAAATCCTCTTATGTTTTACATAGAGTATAATCCGTTAACAGGGTGTTGTCAAGCACTTTTTGCAAAAATTATGTAAAATTTTTACTTTACAATTATGGGAAGACATACAAATTCATGAGGTAAGCCTTGTTAGTTGAGCCAGTCTCGTCTTCAGCATAAAGAGGAGCACCTAACCCCGCTACATCATACCCAGAAAAGTATCTTTTCTTTGCCGCAGCAGCTGTATTAACAGCAAAAGCAAACGTTCCTATATTATACGTAGTGGAGCCGTACTTACGCTGAACGTGACATTCTCTCATAAACCATAAAGACTCTGGAGCAGCCGCACCAACAGTCCTGTCATGACTTACAAGACATGTTTCTATACCTGTCCAATCATCTCGAATCATTACATGTATGTCATTTATCGAAATATTAGTTAACACCGCATCGGAATTAATATGCCGCATCAAAAACGCGTGATTCGTAATTGTAGCGTCTCCCAGCATCGCAATAACTTTTATATCAGAAATGTCCAGATTAACATTGACAACATTTGCAAAATTCAAATTAATAGGACTCTGACTATCAGTAATATCAAATGTACCTGATATATCTGAAAAGTCTCCAGTTAAGTAACTTTGTTCAAATACATCAGTTACGTCAGCTTTGAAGAAATACGTAAGATTATCCAAATACCTACACGAGCTCATTATAATGTTAGCCATAGCCAGATGATTTCCAGAATGTGCAGGAACTCCCGCAAAATCCACGTAGTAAGCGCAATTAAAACACCCATCAACGTTATGCTGAGATAACACTCTAGGCTGCACTACACCACTGTAGTAAGTACTTACACTAATATGCGAGTTAAGACCGCTACAATTCAGAATATGATAATTATAGAGTTCAACTACCTCGTTAAGGTCAATAATGTGCGCACTAGCCGCTGGAGCACCATTATGTGTAGTGTTAGTAATGTAGATATCACTCCATGTTGTGTACAGATTAGCTACAGAGCTAATTATTATACGACACGCTCCTGTAACACTAGTGTTAAGGCTAACTGCATCAATATTTATCGAGCTAATATCCGCTACATTAGCCAACACAATACCTTCGTTAACATTTGGATTCGTTATAACACAATTCCTAACAGTAAACAAACTTATAGTCTCTCCAGTGACAGCATCTCCTAGAAAATACACACCTAGGAGGTCAAATATATCGTGAATAATCACATTTGTAGCGCTATCGACCCATCCCAACCCCGAAACTCCGATGTATTTGTCATTAAGCTTATTGTCACCAATAGACAGACTGTCAATTGAACTTCCAGACTTTACAAACTTAATACCCTCAGCAAAGTCATTCCCATTTAGTACTATATTCGATAGGTCACAATCAAATAAAAAGTCAGAAGCAAAATCATTGCCGGAAAAATCTACATCTGATATCCAGTCAGTACACTCGAAATCATTGTTAAATGCATTACCAGACACTGACCCATTGAGTAATCTAACTATAGAAACAACTGCGTTAAACGTGTTCGTATCGAACCTAAAGTAGTTTATTGACATTAACGCCGCATTCGACACAGTATCGTTAAATACGTTATTATCCAAAATCAATGCAGTAACATCACCAGCAAACGATACAGTTGCATCAACGTCGCAATTACTCATTATCACGTTCGTTATAGCCGTAACAAAAGTCAAACTAGTTATTATATTACACGTAAGAAATGAAAAGAAGTCAGACTTACCCGCTAACATTACCTCTATATAACATTTGTCAAACTTAAAATACGCGGTAGCTAACGCCAAATCAGAACTATAGACATAAATAGCTGTGTCTACAAAATTAACAAAATTAGCAGTTCCAAAAAAGGTGATGTCACCTATCCCACAATTCGTAAATACAGTTGTATCAATATTAGTGGCTACCACAGTAAATAACGATGATGCCGTAATAGTACAATTACTTGAACTATTAAGAGATAATTTACGTACCTCAGAGTCGTTTATTTCACACCTGCCAGATGCAACCGACAACACGGTATTCGCATCTCCAACTGATGAATACATTTTTAAGTCATTAGCTCCTGTAATAGAAACAGTAGCTGTTCCACTTATAGCCTGAATTTTTATATTCTCCAGAATCACTGAGCCGTTATCGAATTGGGTAGTACCATTAGGTAACTTTACGACTACTGCCCCTTCCTCGATTCCATACAAATACAAATCCCTACTCCCTAGGTCGTAAACACCAGTTAAAGTAGACTCAACAAATGTACCCTCTAATGCTAGTATTCTTCTCGCTCCAGCATCAAGAGCAGTTTCCAGAGAAGTGTAATAAGTTATCCCTTCAACAAAAGGAATCGACTCGTGATAAGTAAAAGGTGCTGGGGGTAATACTCCTGGTGAATTAACACGAGATTGTGAGCCAGAAGGAGCTATTACAGCATCAAAGTAAGCAAATCTCGCGTCGGTAGAATATGCCACTTTATTGTTACCTATGCCAGCTTCCAATTTTATTTTCTGAGAACCAACAAAAATTTTCAAAGCTGAGCTATTTCCAGCTGCTTCGGTAACAGGAGGGTGAATATCACCAATAGCAGATTTCTTTATAGAACCATCTGCATTATGCGATACAGCCAAAAATTTCTCAAGTGTATCTACACTATCGGTTACATCAGACGTACCAGGGTCGCTACTACCGCGTATTTCAGAACCATTTAAGGCGTTATCTATAAAGTCGATAAGAGAGTCAACCCGATTAGCGATTAACGTAGTTCTAGCGGTTAATGTACGTATAGGATGGTTGTCAGAATTCTCATCATACGGAGTATTTGAACCGTAATAATCAACCCCATTATTTATGCAGAACTCACCACCAGCTGCTGTTAAATCAAGTCTAGCAATGGGAAAAGTCATAATCAATCCCCTTAAAACAGAATAGAATGTCTAAACACAGTTATCTCACCAACACCCTTTTCAAAGGGCGTAAAAGCTTTTCTAGCTAGCATTAAGTCTAGCGTAGAATCCGTAAAAATACCTTCTTCCGCAAATCTATAGCCAGCAAAGTCCGCAGCCCCTAATGTGACTTCAAACCTTACGGTATATGGACTAGGAAAGTAAGTCGATACAGAATGAGACCAGTCAACACGGTATCCAAATGCGAAATTAACACCTGGCGGTAACGGAACAGAAAAGTTAAGAACCAACGAACCAGTTGTGTACTCTATAGTTCCAGTAACATTAACTAGTGTCACACCGCCTATTAAAAACGTTCCCTGGATAATACCTGACCCTACGTCAGATGCGAATCCTACAGTACCACCGCCACCACCGCCAGAAGCCACAATAGTAAGCGACCTATGACCAATAGGTAAAACACCGAAATTATTACTATAAGAAACACCTCCGGCTGCAAATACGTCAACAGCTGTAACTGCTGTCTCATATGTCACATCGATATTATCACCAGCCCATGGAGCATGGGAATAAGTTAAGTTTATAAGCTTGGTCGTGTAATCAATAGTTCCTGTTACAGAAGTCGATACCCAACCAGTACCAGTTACAAACACATCTTTGCTGCCAAAAATATTACCATTGCCGTCATCCACCGCATAAAGATACGTTTTTACTGTAGCAGTTAACCTAACCCAAGTTGATATTACTAAAGTCTTCCGAACAGGAGCGCCAACAAGTGCAGCAGGAGCAAACACCGTTGTGGCACCATCACCAGTAGCGAGATTCTCTTTAGCTATATTATCGCCTATAGGTGATATAAGTTCTTCGTCAACTGGAGACGCAGATATCGAAGACATACCCAGCTTCATACGACTTATGAATAAATCGTTATTAGCCAATGGCTGCATATCTCCCCAGGAGGTTCCTACAGTAGGAAAATTACTCCATGTAGATGATGATGCCAGCATACCGCGAATAAACTGTCGACCTATATTAACAATTGTGTTAGGGTCACGGTATGGCTTATGTAGTAACGTCTTACCATCCTCTTTGTACCTAAGAATTTCGAAAATTCCCCTGAATGGAATATAGTCTACTACTTTGTTTACTCTTTGCATTTTTATCTCCCGTATATACTACCCATTATAGAATAAAACTGAATTACGTAAAATGGATAATCTACTTCCTTTTTTCTTCCAGTGATTCCACCCTATTTCCTGAAGTGCTCCGTCAACCTGTGTCGAGTAATGTACCACGACATTAGCTCCAGAAATTGGTACGCACATATTACCAAAACTAAAATTAACAGTGATAGCACCCGTCAAATAGTTTATTGTACCCCATACAGGCGCTAGGTCATCGTCCATTCCAATAATATTATTCGCGCCATCATCATAGGCTAAAACTTGTACTGGAATAAGTGACTGATGAGGTAACATTTGTTTGTTCTCACACCAAACTAATACAGTCACAGAATTCGGCAAAACAGGTGTATTCGGTAATGTTCCGGTAAACAAAGGAGTAAAACCATCCCCAATTCCTATATTATGAGCGTGACCCTCACGCCCTATAAACGGCTTCGAGTATGAATAATTATAGCTATCGCGAGTGTAATGATGACTATTAGCCTGGTCATAATTACTATCAATAGTATTCCACGAATTACGTACTTGTACATTGTACAAACTTTGGTCGAATGGTTGCTCAAACACCAAATTAAGGTAGTTACTCTCCCATCCCGCTACTATTTCCTCACCGTCAGCTGGGGCTACTGCAAATACTAACTCATAGAATCCTGACGACCACTCGATTGTCCCAGTTATACTACCAACTACGTTACCAAAAGGCTGTGTAGTATCACTCCTTCCAGAATTTAGAGCTGATTTAACATAAAATGAACCTGGAAGTATAGGTATTGGAGATAATAAACTCCCTAGCGAGACTGGAACTCCATTAGGGTCAAGCGTAGAACGAAATATAGTTGAAACACCATCTCCTGTAGCTATAACACTCTGCATACCCCGGTTAAGTCTCGATAAACCCTCATCAACACGTAATGGATAAATACGGTATTGGACTCCATAATTCCAATTTAGCACGGATGAAGCAAAACTAAGATTCATCGCACCAGTAGCGTAGTTTATTGTACCCGTGATTCCACTGCCTGTTATGTTGCCTACCGTATCATCTGAAGCCAACTCTCCGTCCCGAGAAAATATTCTCACCGTTCCTGGCTCTATATTTGTGAAATCTGTGGTGTACAACACCGCAGGCATAGCTCCACCAGTACCTGTAACAAAATATTCGTAAGTTTTGTAATTTATATTTATTGGAATGCCGGCAACACCAGGGGCAGGATTAAGCGTAACAGAAATAGCTCCTGTATCATACGTAATAGTACCAGTTAAATCTGTAGGTACACCACTTATGTTACCAGAGCCAGATAAGACCCCATTTCCGTCATCATACGCCCATAACTCATCTATAGACATGATTACAGAACTTGGGATAACATTGTTATTTAAGTTTCCGCCATAAACAGGGACACCACCAACAGTATTCGCTAATAGTAAATAATCGTTTATGTCATTATGGATGACATTCTCGACATTACGTAAATTACCGTTATCATATTCACAGACAGTGGCTACTTTACGATTAGAGCTAGTTTGAAATATATCAATCAATACCCCCATTCTACTAGCAGTAGCAGGTAAAAGCGTTCCTACGCTATCAATAACCCCAACAGTCACGTCAAACGGAGCTACTTGCGTTAACCACGCCCTATCGCGAACAAGTAACGAATTTCCATCTCTAGTGTAGTAATGATGGGGGGCATCAATCGGATAACTGTAATAAGACGAATCCAACGAATATTTTATAGTAACCTCAGCCCCAATATCTGGAGCAACGCCAAATAGTACAAAAATCGACCCAGTGACGTAGTCAATAGTTCCGTTTATTATATACGCCCCATCAATTATACCAAGACCGTCATCAGTACCAATCATTGGCTGATTACCAACACCAGTGGCAAACACTTGGAGTGACTCAGGTAAAATTTGTACACCAGCTGGTAATGGTATTATACCAGCGAACGTAGCCAGAATACCATCCCCAAACCATGCATCAAATAGCTCTATCTCCAAAGGTGGGTTAATCCACTCGTCTGCTATGTAACTCAATCTATCTACAAGCACGTCTTTTTCGTTATCATCATCAAACAAGAGTACTTCGCTAAAATCAAATCCCCAGTTATATGTTGTTATAAGGTCATGAATTGGTCTAACTTCCTCAAGAAGCGACATCAATTCTTCTGTTTCCCATGGCTCTATCCATGCGTCATCATCATACTTTAGAAACGTTAGTCTAAGTCTAGCCGTCTTATACCAATTACTACTTACAAAATCAGTATCACAATCTTTACCATCCGTAGTTACTTCGTACACATCTATTTTATAACCCAATGTCATGAAAAATGCTTCGAACGCTGATAAAGTACCTTTTTCTTTGTACCATAATACCGCAGACGCTATCTGCCTACGTTTTATATCAGTTGGAGCTTCACCGTCTAGTCTCACCCCCAGAGTATCCCCTAATACATTCAAATACTGTTCAGGGCATTTTAGTGGGTCCAAAAGCTCTATTAGTGAGGTGGTTATCTCAGTGTTATGCGCCCGTTCAAAGTCCAATATATTAATGTAGAATTTAAGTACATCATCAGGGTCAAGAGCAAATAATGTAAATGGTACTTTCTTCTCAAGCCAAGAAGTCGTATTATTTACAAAAAATTCTTCAGATGAGCCAGAATACCCAATCTCGGATGTACTCGAATTAGAGGGCTCAATTTTAACATATACAGACCCAACAGGAATATCCTCAGCACTATCCCACCCAAATAAATGGGTATCACCATCTACAGACGTACTTAAATTTTCAACTCCATCGCCAATACTCACATCTTCCTTAGCTTCCCACCAGTTATAGCCTCCGTCTTTTGAGTAATAACAAACAATATCAGCGTCATCTCCAGAATAGTTATATACAGTATAGCCAATAGTAAAACTACCTGTCTGTAATTTATCGGGTGTTGCAACCAACACAATAGCGTGTATATTATCAACTTGGAATAAGTCAGTTATAGCCTGATTACTAGGTAAATTAGTAGCTTGAATTCTAATCCTAACAGAGCCGGTACTAGGTATATCAGTCGGAGACTCCCATACGAAAAAATGTTTAACACCTGACGGAGACGAGGTTAAATTGGCTGGATTCTCATGCAAAGGATTTAGTAAATTTGGCGTACAAGCATTCCACGTAAGACCTGAATTAATGCTATACTCTACAGACAAATCACAAAGACTGTATGAGGCATCGTATAATAAGTACGATAACTCAACATTTTCTCCGAAAACTACGTTATTTACTACGTTTGGCGTTGTAACTTCTATCTTTAACATAGCAATCCTTGACAGTTGTCGTCAAGGGGTAATTCGTTACTGGTTGCAAATTACCCCTTGACAAAATTGACACTTATTAATCTGGACAGTCCCAATCAGGACAATAACCCATCTTGTCAGTCACACTTCCTTTCACCAAAGGCACAAAATTAGCCTTATATGTATAATTATACGTAGCTAAAAGAGACTCACCGTCAATAGGTGGTGGTATAGATAATGTGTCATTATTAAAATCAAATTTTAGGGCACCAGTATCATAATCTATCGAACCCGAAACTTGATTTGACACAAGATTACCCGCACCGTCATCTACAATAAGCAAATCTCCAAATTCTAATCTTACAGTACCACCCGTTACAGGATAGTACATAAGTTGACTTATTACGACAAAATGCTCAGTCCAATATGTTACCACCACTGCCACATCAGTATCTGGAGGATTTCCACCATTATATGTTACCTGAATAGCTCCAGTGGATACATTAACATACGAATTAGCAGCTAAGGTATCAACGTAATTACCAACAGTATTTACAAACTCCATAACACCAGGAACAGCCCCTACTATACTTTTTGCCTGACTGAATTCTATACCAGTAGGAGTTACAACATACGTCTCGACAATAACAGAATTAGCGGTTTCAATGACATTATTAGATGCTCCAACCCCTGACAAAGTTGATGAAAACACTAAAGTTGGGATACTAGGGTCACCATAACCAATAGTTTGCTCTGACGGAAGACCCTTAACCCCAGTGTCATAACGTTCAACTTTACCAAAAGAAGCCATCTCATTCTTCGATAGCGATATATTAGATGTTGGAGACAACATTTTGAACCCCAACACACCCTCAACGTCATAAATAGCACTATATAATTCAGATACTGTAATTTCCTCACCAGGATACACGGCGTCTGACGTTAACAATTGCCGAATAGCTTCTTGTATGTCAATCCGAATGTCATTAACCTCATACTGTTTATCGTAATACACAGTTCCTATGTCTATATTAAACGGCTGTAGTAATCCTGACTCTACATTCAATTGCACAGTCGAAATCTCATAATCAAGTAACCAATCCCTCACCGCATCTATAAGACCTTCAGACGCAAACGCTAAATACCCATCGGTATCCTGTGACCATAGCCACAGGTCAACAACGTTAGCAGGAAGAGCGTAATCAAATTCACCCTGTTTTACAAGTAAATTCCACCTATCAGATAACCACTGGTAAACACCAGCGTTATCAAGACCTCCCGTAGTACTATCTATAGCAGTCACAAAGTTCATAACTCCGTAAGGCAAGTCAGTAACCTCGGCGGCAGTTCTATACGCTAACGAAACTAGCGTAAGATTATCCGGTGGATGGGACAGTGTGAATGACAAATATCCTGCATCATAATCTATATCAGATGTAACAACAGACACCCCAGTAGCCGCATTTATCACTATTAGAGACCACACACCAGCCACTAGATTATCACGGATAAATATATCAGTTGTACCTACAACTAGATGCACTCGCAACGTTCCTGGAACTATGTCCTCACCGACATAACCTGAAAATGCCACGCTAATACCATCGCCTTCATCCCAATTAAAATTAAACGCTGTGAAGTATATTTTAATTCCCTCATCTAGTTTTACAGGATGCGCGAATGTTATTGATATAAACCCAGATTCATAATTTATCGTACTAGATATCACATTTGGGTCTGGGGCACCAGTTAAGTCCGTAAATGTACCAACAGGTTGAGTTACTGGAACGGTTAAAGAGCCGTCAAAAAGGTCAATCGGAATGTCAGTACCTGCATTGTCCAACACAGTTTTCAACCTTATCCCAAAATCGTTAATAGACGAAAACAAATAAGCATCTTCATTCGGTACTAATAAACTAGTTGGTATTATAATAGTGTCACTAAACGCCGTAACTATTCCATCACCTATTCCTAGCAAATGGGAATAGTCGTACCTGTTAACACCTGTTATTGACACTGGAGAAAATTCGTAATATAAGGAAATCCCAGCAGAAGCTACAGGGGCATTACCAGTTCGAAAACTAACTTGTATAATACCGTTATCGTAGTCCACTGAGCCTCCTATAATATAATCACTCTCAAGTCCACCACGCCCATCATCCCTCACCTCAAACGCAACAGTAGTTGGCGGAAAACCAAAGGTCAAATAACCCGTAATTCTAACAGTATACGGGACTATAGGTTTTTGTAATGTATTGTAAGTAAAATTAGTAGTGGAGCCATCACCAACAGCAAATATCTCAAACGAAGATGACTCCACATACGGCATCAATGCAGATTCTAGGTATATACCACCGATTATGTTACCGAAACCACTAATACGTAACCGAGCATTAGCACGATATGGAGAACCATAATCAGGGTCTGTAAATTTATTAACTAATGTCATATAGTCTTCAACAGACACAGCCCTATTGTTAGATTTAATCCAACCGGGCAACCATTGTTTAATGTGTTCAATAGTTTCAGGGTCTTCGCCGCCTGAAGCACGATTCGGGTTATTTATGCTAATAGAAGCGGAACTGCCGTCATCGAAATATCCAGTAATAGTCGTGTTAACTGACCTAGATTCAATATTACCACTTATTCCGCCACCATACCTATATCGTATTTCAACAGATAAACCAGAAGCAGGAATAAGACCATGAACGCCATTACCAAACCTAACGGTAATACTACCGTCGTCTTCATACACTACTTCGTAAACACGCTCAGCTTCATAAAAAAGCAAATTATCCACGAAATCCCACTCGATTCCATCCACAAATACTTTCCATGAATCATTTATCACGTCGTCAACTTCAACAGTATATTCTTGCCATTGTCTACCATCAGCAATAAAAGTTTCAGCGTCAGACAGACCCGACGTAAAATCCATCTCAACTGGATTAGTGAGTGCAGGAAAATAGTAGTCCTTAATTAACTCAAACGTAACCTCATCTACCGTAAAAACAGTACCTGCATAAAACAACAGACCCTGTGTACTAAAAGTAGATGGTATAGAGTCATTATTCGCAACTACGCGAACAGTCGACGGAGACGAACCTTGCGGTGAATACGCCACGCCTCTCGCGTATTTTATGAGACTATTACGCCTTTTGGCTGTAACAGGAAACACTTCCTCTGATATTCTATCAGCAACAAATGACACAATATCGCCCACATACGCATTAAAATCTATGAGTAAAACACCCAAATTACTTTCAAAGAAATCAGTCCACAGTGTGGGTTCTGTGGCTCTAACATAATTTTCCAACGAGATTTTTATTGAGTCAAAATCTCGAGCCGTGTAATCAAGTGTAGTAGGTAACGTCATATTTACACCTCAAAATCATTAAAAACTAGAATTCTTTCCGTAGTCTGTAGACTTCTTCGAATTCTCAATCTTATTTTAGCATAAACAGAATGCTGTTGTTGATAACAAACCACACTATCTACAAAAACTCGCGGTTCGTATTTTTCGATAGCGCCTTTAATTTGAGCTTGAAGCTCATAAAGCATTAAGTAATCAACCTGCGCGAATACCATATCTACAATAGACGTACCAAATTTACGTCTACCTGGCGTCGAACCTAATGGCGTAAACAGTATTAACGATATCGAAGACCAAACTAACTCCTCGAATCTAGCAGATACAAAATAACCGCCATTTCCTTTAGTTATCGGTGCAGCCAATCCTCTATAATCCATTTTAACCTCTTTACGGTGTCCGTGGAGGAATAGTAGTACCACCCTGAGGAGGAGGAATAGTGTGGTCATGCTGACTTAAATTACTTGGCACGCCCATATACGTATCAAACACCTCACCAAGAGTAGATATATTGTCAGTGGCATCAATCTTACCGTTAACCTCCAAATCACTATCAACGACAACTTTACTTCCACTCAAATGAATTTCATCTGTATTCCTAATATATATCTTACCATCTTCTTCGTCGATTACTATCTCTCGACCAGTTTGTGTCTTTACAGTAATACCTTTATTGACAGAACCACCCGAGGCATCTTTATCCCGTAAAGTCACAGTATAACCTTCGCGACTTTTTATCTCTAGCTCAAGATTTTCCTCGTCAAATTTAATAGTATAATTTTTAAGAGGAGACACACTCACATCTGGATTACCCGTAATTAACACACCAACGTTAGTTGGAAAAGTATCGTCAGAATCAGACGCCGTTCCTCGAAGAACTATTTTAGCTCCAGTATTAATGGAACCCTCTAGCGTAGAATAAAAATCACGCATCCTAATAGAGTTTCCACCAATCGACGACATAAGTATAAATGACCTCATTACATCGTAATCAACAAAATTATCAAAAGCAAGCAGATGACCCCCACGGCTGACAAACCCCTCACGATGAGGATAATTAGCTGCAAAAAACACGGGTAACTTCCAAGAACCATGCGCCATTCCTGTAATTATACGTCTAGTGGGGTCACCTCCCTCAAACTCGACTATGACACTATCCTTAGGCAACACAGGATAAACCTCGCCCCAACCATCCCCAGCCCTATTATATCTAACCACTGCATTAGGCAAGACATTGATATCAGCGTCAATAGCATCGATACCAGGAACTATGACCTTTATTTTCTGAAAAGTACCGTCAGACTTAACACCTTCTTTAGAAGTAGCTCCGTCAACACTAGCAACAAATCCACTGTATACTCCATCGTACTTCATACCTATTTCTCCTCCTCGAGCTTAAACTTACGCAAGTTAGCTACATCAATAGCTTTTATTCCCCTAGCGTACGAACCCATCCTCTGAATAGCCAGTTTCGTCGTAAACGACGTTCCTACAGCTACTGAATGTTCAACGTGTGTAATCAGATAAACACCACTTAGATGATACATAGTGTAATTTTCAGTAACAATACTTATAAATATGTAGTCAAACAAGTCTACGTTGACATCTCCTATAATCTCCATATCAGCTTGTATCATACCAACACGTTGAAACGACACCAACGATGCAGTATAAGTAGCTATATCAAAAGGTTCTCGCCGCTTAACCGACGAATAAAACGGATACACTAACTTAGATATTACCGCTCTAGCCGTCTCAGTCATAACCTTAGCGTTAATATCCTCAGTCTTCTTCACAAGTTCTTTAATTTTGTCCAGATTTACATCAGAGTATAGCCTACATACAGTCTCTCCCTCAACAAGAGATGGCTTAAAGTCGGTTGACTTAGTTTTCCTGGTCAAACTTGTCGGAATAGAACTAAAGTCATTAACTAAAATACCGCCATAGTACGGTAAAAATACACCGCCATCAGAGACAACTTCAAATGAGGTCACTTTCTCTTTAATACTCTGTCGTGGGTAAGTAAAGATATGAGTAGGCTTAAAACGCATATCTACCTGTTCGCCCTTTACAATAATTACGCTCTTACCTGTATTTTTACTAGGCGCTATATCTACAAACAATCTTAGCAAATCTGGGTCTTCATCCGCCGAATCTGAAAAACCAGTTGGCGAGTAAAATCCACTATACTTGAACATATCCTGTAAGAACCCAAGAAGCTTGTCTCCTGGGTTACGCGTGTAACTTAAGTCTGAATAAAAATCCTGGCTGAATTTATATCGGTGGAACCCAAGCGACTCATCATATGAATTAATAGCGAATTCAGCGTATGACTTAGCTACATCCTCAGACGGGACATTGCCACGCCTAGCGTCCATTACACCCTTAAGCTCATCGTCGCTAAATTCAGCAGATTTTCCTTCAGCAAATACCTTTCGGAGAATATAAACAATAGTAACATGTAATCTATCGGCGAAAAATGCCCCACCAATCATTTCAGCGTACTCCTTCTGGGTATACCCAGAAGGTGGATTTGACAGGACATTAATACCAAAACTTGACGTACGAACTAGTGAGTCAAGTTTATTAGTAGCAAATTCAAACACGTCACGCATGTACCCAAAAACATCTGTGTCACGGCAATCCCTATAAGCAGCATAAGGAATAGACATTACCTTCTCATTTAGAAACACAGACAGACTATCCTTAGTCCCATTTTGGGACGACCTTAATAGCCCTTCACCAATCTCAACGTCCATTCCGTACAAAGCAGCAAATATTAACAGTATATGTACAGGCGTAAAACATCCACTAAAATCCGGCTTTCCCAACACACAGTCATCAGGGTTATTAAAAACTGATACATGCGCCACACTGTTGTATAAAGTAGCACTATCAGCCATTAACTCTGAACCAGTCTCTCCACTACCATGTACATATAGCTTATAATACGCCCTATAGTTCTCAAAACCCCCTATATCTGGAAATATATAATTCCCTGTAAGTAATTTATTAATAACTTTAACGCATCTAGCAAGCTCAATTTCTCCATTTTTCACACGACGCATGAGCCCTCTAACATACGCCACATACTCGCTCTTAAACAAAACTACAGGAGAACCATTTACATTTACAACTACATCCTTTCGCATAAACCTCTCAAACAACAGTTCCATTAACGAGTACGACAGTAACAGCGACATATCTTCGTACATATCCCATGTGTAATCAGTCGTAAAAGAACGCAATATAACCTTAAAAACATCGCTGTCTGGGTCATCCTGGTATGAGTAAGTATACGGAGTTATAGTAAAATATCCATCATCGTAAACTCTTGTAATAAAATCCACAAACTCATTATCACTCTTTATAGCGCCATAAACGACCCATGAGTAATAATAATTAAGAGTGTACCTTACACCACCAGCAGTTATATCTGGACGTACAGATACCAAGTTACCTTCAAATGTACGCTTGTTCTCGTCAAGACCATCCCCCATCCAACCTAACGTTACTTTAATAACATTGTCCGCGAACGGCACACCGTAAATAATTATATCCAACGCCGCCATAGATGGGTCAAACAATACAACTTCTATATCAAAACCACCTTCACCAAACGCCACTCTTACACTCTCTACTCCTATCTGCGATAAATAAATTGGGTTTAGTCCGTCAATTTTTTTACCATCTACAGTAGTGTAATCAGCATCTTCTGAAGAAGGGAATATACGCACCTTATTAAGAATAATTTCCAGTAAAACCTGTTGTGTCTCAACACTATCACCCATTCTGACTTCTCGCTATAAAAGATTGAATAAACAGCAAAGACGGTATTTTTAGAGTCTGTCCAGGATACATATCCGCAACAGGGTCGATTATGTTATTAAACGCAGCGATAAACCACCACAGCCTCTCATTGTTATAATACCTATCAGCGATTAAGTCCAAACACCCAACTTCAGGTGAATTAACTGTATGCTCAAGAAAATTTAATGAATCATCGCTATGTAAGATTTCAGACACACGCTTCCACAAATCAAAACAGTCCTTAGAGTCATATCTAAGAATTTCAGTATCAATATATCTTGAACTACGTGATAGCATCTCTCTCTCCTATGAATGGTAACCAGGCGGTGTAGCATATGGATACGGCATAGTTGCAAGATTAGGTAACGCCCTGTTATAATTGTCAAACTTAGTATTTGCTGACGGAATATCCCTAAAGCTACCATTGTACACTGTGCTACCAACTACCGTGAAAGTAAGTAGCATTTCCGCATAAAAATTAACAACCGCATATTGCCGTTCACCGTACTTAGTACTTGGAGTCATATACACTTCCTGTTCGTATCCAACAGGATTAAACCACGTCGTATTCATCGCTGTAATATACCCAGTTCTTCGAATACTCCAATTAGCAACAAAAATCAACTTTGGAGGAACATATTTATATCCACCTTGGGGGTCAATCCACGGGTATTGTAATGCTAGTAGATACTCATAACTAGCATGAACCTCTGCCTTGGCGTTCCATGTAGAAAAAAATCTGACCATAACCTCAAGTTGTACGTTCTGAGAGCCAGAATAGAATTTGTGTCGTTCAGACCGCATATAAGGGGCTACATCATCGTAGTTATGTATAACATTATCTTGGATTCCATACTCAAAATCCAGAAACTGCAAGTACAAAGGATATTGTATAGGATAGTTACTTAAGTCAGCTATCCTCTTATACTCCTTGTAATTAGCTCCAAGAGGGTCTATCACCAAATACCCAACAGGCAACCCTTTATCTTTAGGAGTCCTATACGTTACAGGACTTATTGGTTTTTCAGATACTGTCATTATACACCTTCTTTACTGTGAAATAAGCTTACATCCCGCGTTTTACGCGTATTCTTCGAAGTTACTTCAGTATTATCCTTAATGTCGGTAAGAACAGTAATCATTCTTTGGATTAAAGTAGAAAGTCTATTGTTAGAAACAATAAGTTCATCCGTTAATTCAGACTTTGACTCTAACCCGCCATTACCCTGTGTTTGGAGTAATTCTTTTTCTATAATAGGAACTTTTCGTAAAGGTCTAAAGTCTTCCTCCTTTATTTTCCTAATTCTATCTCGCTCAACTTCCATCTGAGCATTATCCACCATTTTCATGGTGGATGCTGTTACATCATTTAACTTTCTACTTATACTGCCGACATTATCGTTAATTTTAGTAAGTACATTAGAATAGTCCGTTTGTTTTCCAAAAATACTAGTCACATCTTGCATACCCGGCGCATTCATTTTACTTACAGGAGCTGCTATAACAAGTTCTTTGCCTTTTTCTCCAACCATAGCAGGAGATGAAACAATACCCGCCACACCTTTTTGGTAACCTGGAACAGCACCTTCAAAGCGGTACGTCTCATTACTCATTCGCCATTCTTGGCGTCTAGTTGCTCCAACACCATATGCTGGTGGCATCATACCCTCATACTTTTTACGTTCTTTATACTGAGCGTTTATAGCCTCCATTTCCTCACTCACACGTCTCAAAGATTTTTCATCAGGAGTGACAGATTTCAAAGCACCAAATACAACTGCCCCTACTCCAACAGCTGCTGCAATACCGGCTATAGCTGCTACTGGATGTACTAATGACTGAGCTATTGCCGCAACAATACTAAATGTCTTTAGAGCAGCCACAGCAGCTAAAATAGTCGGCACTATATACGATAGAGTCTCACCAAATGAAGCCACAACACTTACAACCTTAAATAGACCTTCAGCGATTAATTCAACTACAGGTAGAATTCTTTTAAGAGACGGTAGTAGACTTAACATAAATACGTCTGAGACATTTCTAATACGACCTCCAGTTACTTTAACCATCATCTGAAATGTATCCATCTGTTCGTTAAGCATTTTAATAAACGGCGACTCAGCCATAGACTTAAGTCTAGCTTCCTGCTCTTGCTGAGCCTTTCGCATGTCTTCAGATATGTCAGACCACTTAGTAGAAGCAGCGTACATTGTCTCCAAAGCGTCTCTAGACAGACCAGTAATTCTCTCCCATATAGTACCAAACCTCAGTACACTCTCAGCTGGTAATTTCGAAAGTCCGGTCATTAACGCATCTAAAGCTTTTTGCGTGTCACCCCTAAGCAACAAAGTCTGGAACTCCATCACATTCATACCCATCAAACCGAATACGCCAGCAAACTTCTGGGCATTTGTAATGTCGAACATTCCAGACAATGTTTGAATGGCATCCTGCGCGTCCATACCAACTAGAGTAAGTGTAGCAACCGCATCTTCAATTCCAGCTATAGCTAAAGTAGCGTCACCACCCATTGTCTCTAATATAGCAAGTCTTCCTCGAAATACGTCTATAGCAGCCGCAGCATCTAAGAACGACATTCTACCCTTTTGCATAGCCATCGTCATATATTCTTGTACTTTAGTAAAACCAAGCATAGACACACCAGCAAACCGCAAAGTCTTACCCAGCAACACCCCTACGCCCTCAGCTGTAGCACCAAAAACTTTCCATGCCTGCGTAGATTCAGAAGCTAATTTTGTGTATAACTCCATTTGCTTCACACCACGCTCCCCAGCTTCAAATATTTTTTGCATCATAGCCGTACCGAACATTTCAGATATTTCTTCTTCGGTAAGACCCTTTATAGCAGCGCCTCTAAATTGCTGCCACCATGCTTCTTTACCTGGCTGGTACATACCGCCAGCAGCACCTAATTGCGCCGCTCTATACTCTCGGTCAATTCCTTGAACCATCGTACGTATTAAACTAAAACCACCAAGAAGCCCAAGACCAGACTTTAATAATTTACCAAAAGCTGAGTCAATTTTCTTTCCAGACCTCTTAACTATGTTAGCTACACTCTTAAAAGTACCAGACACTATACCAGACGTAGTACCTAGAGCTTTAAGACTGCCTACCGCATTTTTCATCGACATTATAGTATTTGTCAAAACATCCTGATGTTGTGGGGGCACAGCACCAACTGATACAGATGCCCTATTCATTGCATCTATATAGTCGTTAACTGACCCAGAACTGTATTCAAGTTGCTTTAACACTGTATTAATAGACGAGCTTATTTTAGACAGTCCTTGTAACCCAACAGTCTCTACGCCATCACCTGCATTTTGTAACACCACCGACAGGTAGTCAAGACTCTCCATAAAATCACGAACAGCTGGAGCATCGACGCCAGTTGGAATAACTATGGACACGTCTCTAAGTTTGTCGCCTATTGATTCCAACTCCAAAGCTATTACTTCTGACAAATCTGCGTCTAATGGCAAACCTTCCTGGATACTCTCTATATTTTGTACAAACGCCTCAATCGTATTTGCAAGGTTAGTTCCAACCATACCCATCATAATCTGAGCTTTTTCCATCCGAGATTGAAATTCAGGAATACCTGAGAATTTTTCCTGGATGCCGGAAAACTCATCGATGTTTTTCTGCAACAATAAAAGCGAGTCATACGCCTTACTAAAATCAGTCATTGGTAATTTAACTATCTCCTTCGACATTAAATCACCAGACTCCTTCATCAAATTAAAGGCATCAGCAAAACCGCTTACAACATCCTCTGGTTTAGTAAAGAGGCTAGAAGCATCTTTAGCCGCCTCGTTAGCCTTTTTAATACTATTTGAAATACTACTTAACGCCTCTTTAGTATCCCCAAATTCATCAGAAAGCCCTTTTACAATATTGTCTATCGTATCTGAAACTTCAGACAAATCCTTAATACGTGTCTCGGTGGATAATCCTTTTCGGATAATATCCTTCACCTTAGGTGATATAAACACATCTTTTAGAAAATCTCCAACCTTACCTAATCCTCTAGATATAGACTCAGTATGAGCTTTTCCACTCTTTACTATCGCATCCTCAGAAACACGCATGGCATTGTATAACTTCTCATGCGGTACATCAACAAGTCTATCGACATCAATACCACTAATATTTTTGACAGCTTCGTCTGTAACGTCCTTCGCTATTTTTAGCGAAGCTTTACTTATGTCCTTACTAGTAGTTCTCACAGAGTTAATGGCGTTAGTAACTGCGTCCTTTATAGTATCAGTGATATCTATAGGAGTGAAAGCTCCACCACCAGCCTGAGCTTTCACCGTAGGAATATGACGCTCTTTCTGTAATACAGCATCAATCTCCTTAGACATTAAATCTATACCTTCAACTACATGGTCGATAAGCTTAAGCTGAAACTTACCTAGTACGTCCAGTAAATCCTGCTCAAGTGACACAGCCACATTAGACATAATAAATTCTAGGTCATATTCCAAGTTAGACAATACGTCGTCACTTAAGTCAAATTTTATATCCTTAATAGTTGGAGCAAAATCTGGACTATCAGATATATCAGACGTAAGTTTTTTAATCACTGTCTTAGTCACATCAAACTTTTTAATACTAGCCTTTAGCTCATTCAGGTATTCATCTACCTTTGGAGCCTTAAAGTCAGGACGTAAATCAATAGTTTTTATACAGGCATGTAATTCTGGAACTTTAGGTAAATCTGACTCCGTCCATTCCTCTACGAAACCTTTAATTAATGGGTATATTGGTAACTTTTTGGATATCTCGCCAGCAAAATCTTCCCACGTTTTACCAGAGGCAGGGATAAACCCATCCACAACCAACTGAACAGTTAAGCTATCCTGAATACTCTTAACAAACGCATCTAAATCATTTACATTAGATAATTTTAAATCCACCGCAGCTTTTACGTCAATATTCAGAGTCTTAGGATTATAACCCTTTATGTTAAGTTTAGCATCAACAGTTATAGGTGAACCCACTATAGTTACTACTTTAAGTGCCGCTGGGATTTTAATTCTAGCCCCCTCACCAGTGCCAGCGCCTTTAGTTCCACTAGGCGTAAAATCACTAGTTGTTGTAACAGATACCACCCGTAAATAAGTGTCTATGGGCTCACGCTGTATTTCGTCCCTTATCGACGCCATCGATGAAGATAAATCTAATGTTACACTTAGGTCTTTAGGCAAATTTGACACAGCATCAGTGATAGGCTTAATACTATTAGCTATCTCGCTTCCTATATTAGAAACCGCTTTGTTTATGACGCTAGGTAACGTAACCAACAACAGAGTAGTTAACTCCTGTGCAGCATTACCTATCCCAATACCACCAATCGGAGCTTTCCGTACTCCTAATGCGACAGCATCAGCTACTTCACTCACGATAACATCCTCGATATTACCTGATAATGAAGACACCCTAACTTTTAACGGTGTAGTTATATCAGCAGATACCGTTTTAACTTTTTGTTGTATTTGGTTTTTTACATTTTTATAGAATGACTCAAGAGCTTTATCAAAACTATCATCGACCTTAATTTCCCCTACTGCGACACTTACGTCAATCTCCTTCGATAAACTGCTTATAGAGTCCGTCATTTCTGATAACTTTTCGTCGATATTTTTACTAGCTTTGTCAATAGCCTTATCCCATGATTTAGCTGCATCTTCTATCGTCTTTGTAAAAGACTGTATTGATTTTAGTGCGTCTACTGCGTCTAGCTTTAATGATAGCGATATTATGTCAGCCATTACACGTCCTCAACTACAGTTGTCGTCAAGGGGTAATTCGTTACTGGTTGCAAAAAACCCCTTGACGTTTTATCAATACATCTATTCTACCTTCTTCTAGGTCTATTTGCACTATTTCTTTTCGCCTCGCGCATCGCTTCCTCATGAGCTTTTTTCTCTTCCATTAGTTGGTGATGTAATCTTTGTATGTTCCATATGCGCTCATCAGTTGGCATATCCATAACGGCAGTATAGTCGTAATTCTTTCCATAATACACCAAAAAGAACACTTGGTCGAATAAATCTCCGACATTACTACCTAGATGGGCGAAAAAATTCAGCAGTAAATGGCATCTCGAATCTGTTCGCAAAACCACACGCAGGACAATCAATAAACAACGTAGTATCAATTCTACCATCCGCATTTTGAATTGCTAGACGCAACGTATTAGCATCACCAGCAATCATGTTCTTAACGTACTCAACTTTTGCGTCGAAGTCAGATACTTCCATACCATTAATACCTACAATGGATAACGCCAAACGGTAAATATTTGAAGGGTCACCTTCGTCAGTAGACTGCATCTTGAGTCTTTTGGCGTATTTGGCGATAGTCTCTTCGTCTCTACCACGCAATAGCCTAAAATGAATGTAATCACCAGAACGTGGTAAATCAACTTCAAACGGCTCTTCAGCATCCTCGTCCATAAAATTCATAGATAAATCAGACGATATATCTATAATTGTTTTTGGGTTGTAGTAATTACATGAAGCACACGTAAACGGTATTTCGTATTCAGAGCCATAAGAAAATGTTCGGATATAAAGAAGTACAGCAAATCTGTCATTTATTGTTAAGTCAATAGGACTAAGCTTAGCCTTATCGTCATCAACAATGCAACTGTCCAATATTTTATTGATATGCGCCAACGAGTCACCAGGAGAATACAATAACGACTCCTCCTTCGTGGTCATAGGGCATATATCTATTCTACCATCAACATAAGCACCTACGCTGCGATATGGAATACCTTTTGACGGTAACTGCCCAACAAATCTTCGTATATGTGCTGGTTTCTGCTGCACGTAAGATACAGGTTGTTGAATAGGTGGTTGTTGAATAGGTGGTTGTTGAATAGGTGGTTGTTGAATAGGTGGTTGTTGAATAGGTGGTTGTTGAATAGGTGGTTGCGATTGATAATCGTAATTATCATCTTCTGCGCTCTCGTCGTACTCATCCTGTTCAACGTAATCATTTGCGGGAATTTCGTCAGTAATGTTACTAACATTACCAGGAACATCACCTGTTACATCAGTAACTTTCGAAGACACTTTAACTTTTGGTCTTTTACCCCTAATAGGTGGGATTGGTGACGCAGACGGTGGGACAAAACTTTCTCTGGAAGCACCCATGTTTGTTAGATGCTCCATAAGCTCTGGAGGTATATTTTTAGCCTTCTCAGAACCTATTACAGTAGGAAATGATTTAGGAACACTTTGCTCGGGATTTCCTTTCGATAAAGGACGTCTTTTCTTAGGTCTACTACCTTTAGTCATAACACACTCCTTTCAACTTATTTGACTCTTATGAGCCGTTATAGGATGATTCTCATGCAAAAATGTATGTTTGTTAAAGATTTACTCTAACTGGGCTGAACCTAAAGCCCTCTATCCCGTCAGCAAATGCGTCCAGGACTATTTTATTATTACTTAGTTGGGGTTGGTAAACCCCTCTCAACGTCAGCACCAGTACGTTCAAATACTAAAGGAACAACCCTGTCGGCTTTTAACGACACGGTTATCCTAACGTAGTCTCCACCAGTATGGTCAATATCCCCTCGCTCAATTCTAGACGGATAGCAACCTTCTAGCCTATACCATCGATTACTATCAATCTCGCCATCCGTTCCAAACAACATAACATATGCGTATTGTTTGTACTTAGCCGCTTTATGCGCAGCGCCACTTAATGGGTTAAACGTCATAGCCCACCACGCATCTAAAATATCAGCCACGTCACTTGTAACAAAGTCTCGAAGTACCCAGTTAGTATCATCAACAATAGCCTTTCCTGGAAACTTAACAGTCTCAAGAAACCACCCCATTGTTATGACTTCAACGCCGTAGCCTGGGAGATTACATGAATCTATAGACATAGCCAACATAATCTCTGGATTAGATAAACTCGAACGTATAATCTCGCTAAAGTTCATGACAGATACGTTAAAATTAACGTATATTGTGCCAACACTAGTACGCTGTGGTTCTCGTGTTACTTTACCAGTTGTTGAATACTTGCCGAGAAAATCAGCACTTAATGGTATCGTCATACTACACCTATTTAGTTAATTTACTAACTGCGTCAGTTAAATTTAATGGTGATGTTCCACCAGGAAGGTATTTAGCTGCTCCACTACCAAGTTTACCTTCCATAAACCACGGCACAACCCTATCCACAGAGAAAGTTACTGTAATTCTAACATAGTCAGACGTATTCTGGTCTAAATCACCGCGAGCTATATGCGACGGAAAACATCCTTTGAGAAGATAATACCGCATATTCTCACCTGCTGTGTCGTATATAACAGCATATGCATCTTTCTTAATAGTATACGCCATCTCCATCTCACCATTACCTGGACTATACACTTGGTTGAACCATTTGTCTATGGCAAGCATACCGTCACCATCAACGAAGTCCTTTATAGTCATGTCAATATCGTCAAACACAGACTTCCCAGCAAAGCTAACAAATTCATTAAAATAACCTACTTGGATATCCTCTGTGCCATAAGACGGAAGACGCAACGTATCTATGGCTAGCGCCAACACTTTAGGGTCATTTATCACAATCCCATCTATTAATGGAACATATAAAAACCCACTATTCTGACGCTGTGGCTCAAACTCTCTTTCCTTAATAAAGGAGTCTGCGTGAAATTCTATGCTGCTTGGAGTAGTCATCAAATCCTCCTAGTACGCCTGTTTGTTGAAACCAACCTTTAACTTTTTACCAAGGTCTATAGGCTGGGTAATATTTCGAGAATTAAAATCCCTACTATTGGGATATGTTCCAGCACCAGATAAACCCCAGTCTTTAAGCTCATCCTCTGGAACCCGATATAGCTTATCTATAGCTAGCGTTACATTAATTTTAACATAATCAGAAGAATTACCATCAATATTTCCAAAATTTACACTTATTGGAAAACAAATCATACGATAATACCGTGAGAGATTACCTGTAGGGTCTATAAGACAAACAAAGGTATTGACACGGTACGCTATCTTTGGATTAATAGCCCCATTATATTCGTTGTAAATAAGATACAACCACTTATCAATTATCC